AACCAGCAACCCCCTCGCAGGGTCTACTGGCTCCGGCGTTCAACGCTCCGGCCTTTCGCTATTCGCACTCGCAGCCTGGACTTGCAGTCCCGGCAGTAGAGCTCCAGGTTGTCCGCCTCTGTCTCGGGCAGGACGTGCAGCAGCCGCTTGTTCTTCCGGCAGATCGGGCAGGCAAGCCACCCGTCTTTCACGCTCAGTGTATCAGACTTTTTTGCTGTTTGCAACCCGTTTTCCTCCCTTTCTCCGCAATGTCCGGATGTAGCACCACTATTACAAGTAATGTCGCGCGCGCCCGCGCGGGTACCATTTTCGTGACGTCACGAAAATGATGGCGGCAGGATCCACTTGCGGTACCGGAAATCCCCGAAGGCGTTGCTCCGGGTCCCGGACTCGTTCCACAGCGCGCCCCTGGGCAGCCGGATCGCCCCCGACTTTACCCGCTTCTTCTCCGGCGGCGGCAGCGCCCGGTACAGCGACGGCGCCGCCACCCAGGTCCGCTTGCCCGCTGGGATCTTCACTCCGTCCCGGCGCTCCTTGGTAAAGTACTCGGCGGTCCGCCGAAACTTGTCCCCCGGCCCCTGCATGAGAGGCTCCGGGTCCAGAACCAGCCCGCCGCTCCACCAGCGCCTGACGTCGGCCTCGGTGAAGTCCCCGTCCCGGAGGACGCAGTGGATGTGCCACCGCCTGCCCCCGTGGAGGCCCTCGATGACGTAGACGTAGTCGAAGGCCCCGCCGCGGGCCCGCCGCATGTCTTTGGCGAACCGCGCCCAGCAGGCCCGTACCCCGGCGAAGCTGTCGGGGAGGGTCTCGTCGGAAAAGGTCAGCACGTAGGTGGTGGCGCGCCAGCCCATGAGGGCCAGCATCAGCTCCAGCCGGTCGGCGGGGGTCCTGCGAAAGCAGGAGTTGCGGATGGCACGGACGATTTCATTCTTCTCCCGCCGCACCCCCGGCAGGTCCCCCGGCCGCAGCTGGGGCCGGCGGTACCGGACCTCCTTGACCAGGGGCCCGGCCCGCTGACGCACGCAGGTCCACTCTTTGGTCTCGATGCCTCTCACCTCCCCTCAGCCGCTCCCGCCACTCGCAGATGGGGCAGACGTAGACCTTGGGCCCCGGATCCAGGCGGGAGACGTTCCACTCCTTGCCGCACCGGCGGCAGTTGCGATAGACTTTGTCCTTCATCGTTCCCTGGCCCGATACCAGGCCACGTACTCGTTGAGTGTCAATGCGATCCCTCCCCCAGCTCCGCGGCAAACAGCAGATAGTTCACCGCGTCCACCACGTTGTCCTCCTTGTAGTGCCCGGAGCCCATCCGGGCGATCTTCAGCAGGGCCATCATGGCCGCCACGTCGGCGGGGCCAAGCTCATAGCCAGAGTAGGCCGTCCAGAGGGCTGCGATGACCTCGAAGTTGCGCTCCCGCTGGCCGTACTGCCCGTCCCGGTTGCCCTGATAGATCTCCTCGGCCTTGGCCAGGATCGTCTCCCTGGCGGTCTGATCGGCGGTCTTGCTCTTGGTCCGGGGCCCGGCGGCAGCCTCCCCGCAATGGGTGCAGCAGTAGATTTTCTTCGTCTGCCGCTTGCCGGCAGGGAACGGCTTGCCGCAGTGGGCGCAGGTCCTGGTCGTTGTCTCCGGCGGGGACTCGTCCGGGGCGTCGTTTTTGTGGGCGTCCACGTACTGGCCGTAGGACAGTCCCTCGGCCCGGGCCGCAGCCGCAACCTCCTGCACCGTCATGGGGTCGCCTCCTCTCGCATGTCGGCACCGCAATATAGACACCAGTTTGCATAATGCCTTTGTTCTTCTGGTATCCACGAATGGCATCTTTCGCAAGAATAGGTTCCGTTATCATTCTTCTTCCAGTGGCTACGCACCACAGGCCGCACGTCCTCGGCGACCTCCTCGGGCTCCACGAGCTCGATGTACCCCTTGAGGCCATCCGGGACGACCCGGAGGCAGATGTATTTCGGCAGTTTAGCCATTTTCTCCCGCCTCCTCTCATCCCGGCAGAGCCGGGATCTCCTGCCAGAACAGCGGATCCGGCAGGAGCTTGGCAAACCAGTTCCGGTCCTCGTACCACATCTCATTTGCGTGGTCATAGTGGCCGACGCAGACCGTCATGAAGTCCGGCCGGCCCCGGCAGACAAAAACGTTCCTGCCGTCCGAAGGGGGCGGGAAGGAAGGATGCCAGCGAAATGTCTCCAGCTCCTCCGCCGCCGCCCGGATGATGGCGCAGCCCTTGATGTCGCAGTTGTGCTCATGCCCGCAGCCCAGGCAGACCAGAGACCCGGTCTCCACCTTCATCCGCCGCAGGGCGCGGATCAGCTCAGGTCTCGTCATCATGCGTCTCGTCCTCCTTCCGCTTCTACAATGGTGGGGGCTTCATCCAGGTCAAGACAAAGGGCCTCGGTTGCGTCTGCAAGTCGTTCCACCATCTTTTTTTCGTGCGGCAGAAAAACGGTTTCCCGCAGGTCTGCCACAGTCTCACGACACATAGCCTTGAACGCTTCCGCATCAATCAGTCTCCCATGCTTCTCCGGCAGGGGACGGAGGGGGCACCAGTCAGGACGGGAATAAAACCCGCTTTCTGACAATTTCCAACCCCACTTGTTTCCAGCGTCCGTTACAAGGCAATGCATATCACTGCCAACCTCGCAACTCGTTTTACACTCTTCACAGGTGTTCGGCATATCCATGCCAATAACAACCACGCTCATGCCCTCACCTCGGCGTATCCGGCAGGGCCATCCAGTGGGTGGGCGGATGGACCAGGTAGTTCTCCAGCAGCAGGGAGGTCCCCGACCGGTACCACCGGCCGTCGCTCCCCACCCCGGCCTCGTAGACCAGCATCCCGTCGGTGGCCAGCACCCGCCGGCGGGTGGAGGGCAGACACTCCGTCACCGGCACCCACCGGCTCGTCACGATGAGCCCCATCAGCCCACCCCCTCGGGAAGCTCCGGCAGCCGCATCCAGTGGGAAACGGTGACGGGGTCCATGTCGTCGTCGTCCACCAGGGTCCACTCGTCCAGGATCTCGCAGTACTCAACGATGCAGATGTCGTTTTCCAGCCAGGGCGAGCCCCCCGGTCCCTGGGCGGTGCACACCCCCAGGACATACTCGTCGGGCTCCGGCTTCTCCTTGCCGGCGTCCTTCCACCGCAGGAGAGCCAGCGCCTGCATCCCCATCCGCTGGGCGGTGGCGGTCAGGGCGGTGGCGCTCTCCGGGTCCAGGCTCTCGATGGCTTTCTCAATGCTCATGTTCATGGTCGTGTTCCTCCTTCAGTCGGTTCATTTCTTCTTCGAACAGATAGGCGATCTTGACCCCGGAGACCTCCTCGGCCTTGAGGCGCAGCTTCTCCAGGGCGTAGTCCCAGTCGTTGTCCCGGGCCATCTGCTCAAACTCGTCGGTGGCGGCCTGGAAGGCCTGGATGAATCGGTCCACCCGCTTGGGGCCCAGCCCGAAGGCCTCGGCCATGGCCACCACCATGAGCCACATGGCCCGCTTGGTCTGGATGCCGGACTCGATCCGCACCGCGTCGTCTTTGACGGCCTGGCGGATGGCCTCCGCCTGCCGTTTCTGCAGAGCCAGCACCTCCGCGTAGGTCATCCCCGGCGGGAGCTGGCGGCGCTGTTTCTTTCCCATGGCTCAGTCCTCCTCCGGAAGCGGGCACCAGCCGGTGACCGTGAATGCCTCGTCGCCGAGGCCGAAGAAATGCCCCAGGTGGGAAAGCCACTGGTCGGACATGCAGGAGGTGGATCCGTCCACCTCCACCCTGACCCAATACATCCCGTCTTTGGGCGGCGTCCCGGTCTGCCAGGTTGGCGCCTCCGCCGCTGCCTCGTTTGCCTCCTCCCTCCCCAGCAGGTAGTCGATGGTCACCCCCAGCAGGTCCGCCACCGCGCACAGGCCGATGGCGTCCGAGGCGGAGAACATATAGCCGTAGGGCGTCTCACTGGAGCCGGTCAGCTTCCCCTCCCCGGCCTCATAGGCCAGGAAGGACTTCTCGTGTCCCTCGGAAAAATACCGCCCGAAGGATTCATAGACCTGCTGGACAGACGCCTCCGCCGCCACTCTGGCCTCGGCCATCCGCTGCCACAGGACCTTGTTCTTCTCGATCACTGGCGCCTCCCTGGCGGTCTCGTCGGCCTTGCGCTTGGCAACGGCCTCTTTCCGCTCCCGCTTGAGCCGGTCCTTCTCCGCTTTGGCGTGGGGGCAGAAGGCCTTGCAGTCGTCCAGCCAAAGGCAGTCGAGACAGCACTTGCCGGCGCAATGGTTGCTGTACCAGCTGCCCGCCTCGGCGGTCTTGGCCTTCATCTGTTCCAGATGGGGGCACGGGACCTCGTTCTCCTTGGGACAGGCCGGGCGCTTTTCCTCCAGCTCCTTCATGGCCTTGCCCAGGCGCTCGGCGTCGGAGGCGTAAAAATACTCCAGCCTGCTCTTCTTGGTGGCGGCGACAGTGGCGTATTTCTGGTCCTCCGGGCTCAGCCGGGCCACCTGGTAGGCGGTCTCCTCGGGCACCTTGCCCTCGTTCCAACGGGCCAGCCACCAATCGCTGAGCCCCTCCCGGATGACCTTCAGCCGGGCCAGCTTGGACTTGCTCACCTTGCAGGCCTCGGCCACATGGTCCCGCATCCGGCCGGGAAAGTCGAAGCCCTCCTCCTTGAGCCGGTAGAGCAGCTCCTCCACCCGCACCGCCTGCCGGGAGATCTCCGCCGAGGTCATTTTCCGGGTGTCGCTGTTGGCGAAGATGAGCCGGAGCTCCTGCAGGGCCTCGCTCCCCGCCTCCGCTTCCCGGAGACAGGGCACCCGCCGCAGGTCCTCCCTCCCCTCGGCCACCAGCTGTTCCATGGCCGCCCGCCGGCGGTGGCCGGAGACCAGCACCACCTTGTCCGGGTCCGTGGGGTCGTCTCGGACCACCAGGGGCTGCTGGAGGCCGAAGAGCTCGATGTTGGCCGCCAGCTCGTCGATGCCGGACAGCTCGTAAAAGTTCCGCGGGTCGGGCAGGATGTCGTCGAGGTCGAGATATTCCAGCCGTTTTCCGGTGCCCGATTCGGACACGCCCAGATCAGCGAGCGCGTCCCGCAGGGTCGTTACCTTGGTTTCCATTGGTACCCTTCTTTCTTTTGCTCGCCCCTCGGGTCTCCCGAGGGGTTTTTCTGCCTCTGTCATAGTTGGCCGGCCGTCCGGTCTCCCGCCGCCACTTGCTCACGGTGGTCACGCAGCACCCCGCGGCCCGGGCGATCAGCCGGTCGGAGGCTCCTTCGGCGTACATCCGGCAGACCGTCTGGTTCTGGCTGAGCTCCGCCACCTTCCAGGCCCGGTGCCCCCGGCCGTACGTTCTGGGGGCGCCGTTTTCCCAGATGCCCCCGGGCGGGTCGGCCCGGGGCGGCAGAGTTGGCCGCGGCGTGAAATGCTTGTCCCCGGTCTCCTTGACCAGGCAACCCTCCCCCGGCGGGCAGCCACGGGAGTGTCCCGTGTGGAGCAGGTAGTCGCACCCGCCCTCATAGCTCACGTGGACGCATCCCCCGCACCCCGCCGGGGCCTTGATCCGGCCCATGGCTACTGCCCCCGCAGCATGACGGTCTCCCGGATGGTCTCATCCCCCACCCGGGCCTCCGCCACCACGAAGCCCTTCCGGCTGACGTAGATCACCGTCCCCGTCACCTGCCTGGGGCAGACAAAGCCGTTGGCGAACTCCGTCTTTCCCTCCCAGCCGGTGGGGGTGAAGCGGATCTTGTCTCCTACGTTCAAAACGGCACCTCCTCGTTGGTGTACTGGAATTGTTCTTCCTCGTCCTCAAATCCGTCCAGCCGCTCCTGCCGGAGCTTCTGCTTGACCTTCCGGCCCTCGTTGATAAACTTCTGGGCGGTGGCCCGGTCGTTGGACACGGGGATGAGGGTCTGGGTGGCTCCGTCAAAGGCCAGCTCCAGCCGGAGCTTCTCCCCCTCCTTGTTCTTGGAGACCTTGAGGATCCGGTTGGCCCCGTTGTCATCGGGGTCGGTGGGATAGAGCAGCATAGCCACGTCGGCGTCCTGTTCGATCTGCCCGGACTCCCGGAAGGAGCTCATGGAGGGAGGCGGGATCTTGCCCTTGGACTTCTCCGGCCGGGTGAGCTGGGCCAGGGCGATCACGGTGACGCCGTGGGTCTGGGCCAGGGTGTGCAGGGCGATGGAGATGGCGGTGACCTTCTCGTACCGGCTGTTCCCCGGCGCCTCGGCCAACTGGAGGTAGTCCACGAAGATGACCTCGTACCGCTTGGCCAGGGCCGTGGCCTGGATATCCGACACGGACATCCCCCCGGCGTGGACCAGCTCCAGGGGGAGCTTGTTGAGCTCGGTGGCGGCCTTGGTGAGCTTGTCCACCTCACCGGGGGCCAGCTCCCGGCGCTTGATCTGCTTGAGCCCCACCCCCGCCCGGTGGGCGATGAGCCGGGCAAAGAGCTTTCCCGGGGAGGTCTCCAGGGAGAAGTACCCCACCCGGTAATGCTCCGCCAGCACCTGAGCCATCTGAAGGGACAGCAGGGTCTTGCCCGACGAGGCGTACCCGCCGATGACCACGAAGTCCCCGGGCTCCACGAAGAGCTCCTCGTCCAGCCGCTTGATGCCCCAGGGCAGGTAGAGGGGCTTTTTGTCCAGGTCGGTGAGAAACGCCACCGCCGCCTCCCCCATGGTGGCGACCTTCGCCCCGCGGCGTCTCGTCATGGCCCCGTTGATCTCGTCCACCAGGTGGTCGGACAGCTCCGGCTCGCTGGTCATGGCCAGCCGGGAGGCCAGAGCGGCCACCTTCCGCACCCGGCTCCGCTCCTGGAGGCTCTCGCAGAGGCCGGCCATCTCCTGCCGGGTCACAGCGGCCAGGGGCTGGGCCCGGAGTGCGCGGACCATGTCCTTGGTCCAGTCCCCGGCCTCCAGGGTGACGGCCATGGGGGTCACAGGCTTCCCGGCCAGGAAGAGGGACCGCAGGGCGGCGAAGATATCCCGGCAGCCGCCCTCCTCGGTGAAGTCCTCGGGGGTCACCAGGGCGGCGGTCTCTCCGATCCACCCGGGCTCGGCCAGCAGAGAGGCGGTGATCCGCATCTCCAGTTCCGCCTGGACGCTCAGCTCAGCCACTGGTCATCACCTCCGGGTCCGGGGCCCAGCCGGCGGGGCTTGTCCCGCTGCCCAGGGCCATGAGGGTGTCCAGGTCGGGCAACTCGTCCTTGCCGAAGGCTCGGATCCAGGTGGAGGCGTAGGGCACGCCCACGCCGTCGTTCCACTGGCGGGTCTTCATCTGGAGGACCAGGACCTTCCCCATGTAGCCGATGAGGTCGTCATCCGGCCGGAGCTGGTTCCAGGCCCGGCGGGCGTCGGCCTTCTTCTGGTTGGCGTTGCTCTCGGTCTTGGGATAGAGCCGCCAGAACTTCTCAAAGCGGTCTGGCTCCCAGTCGGGCAGAGGCTCTTTTCGCTTTCTGCCTCCCGGCCCCCCTTGGGGGGACTTTAGGGGGGTATTCTCCCTTGTACTATTCTCTCTTGTTATATTCTCCCCGACATTTTTGTCGGGGGTGGTCCCGGCGTTTGTGTCGGGAGGGGTCCCGACATTTTTGTCGGGGGTGGTCTGTCTGTGGGTGGCGGGCGGCGCGTCCGGGTCCCGCAGGTAAAATTTTGCCCGGTCGACCCAGATGTGCCGTTCCACCCCGTGCTCCACGCCCTCGCCCCGGATCATCTCCACGGCGATATGACCCCGGTCGGCCAGGGCAGAGATGAGCCGCTGCACGGTGCGCTCGTTGACGTCGTATAGCCGGCAGAAGTAGGCGTTGGTGGCCCAGCAGAACCCCTCCCGGCTGGCCAGGGCCCGGATCTCGCCGTAGAGCAGCTTGGCCTTGTCTGGCAGCTCCGGATCGTACCGCACCCGGGCGGGGATGACGGCGTCGTAGGCCGGCTGGCGGTCGTCAGTCATGACTGCACCGCCCCCTGGTCTTCCGGGGTGACAATGAGGGAACGGTCCCACACTTCATCCTTCGACAGAGCCGCCATCAGGAGGGCCCGAAACGCAGCGGCACCTCCCGGCGTGAGGGACTCGGCCCTCGCCGCAATGGTCAGGACCGCCGCGGCGGTTTCGGTGACGACGTCCCGGCCGGAGCCGGTAAAACCGCACTCCACATCAAAGCTGCCGTCTTTTTGCGTCACGCGGACCTCGATCATCCCGCCGCCTCCTTTCTCTCCCGGGTCTCCACCAGGTCGTGATACATCCGGGCCAGGCCCTCCCAATAGACGCGCTCCCACAGGGCCACCATGTCGGCCTCCTCGTCGGTCAGATCGTCCCGCCATTTCTGGGTCTCGTCCTCGTTGGTCTCGTTCTCGAACAGCCAGAGCAGCTGTTCCCGGCGCTCTTTTGTGATCATAAATATCCTCCTGTCTCTTACCACAGCCCCTGGTCGGTCATGCACTTGGCCAGGACCTCCTGGATGTGCCTGCGGCCGGCGGCGCGCTCTTCCGGCGTGTAGTCCTTATGGATGGTGTAGACCAGGCTGGTCCCCTCCTTGCCGGCGTCGAAGATGGTCACCGCGTCCACCAGCTTCCACTGGCCCGGGGCGACTTCGTACTCCCAGGGCTCGTCGCTCCGCAGCCGGGTGACCTCCACCGGGTGGGACTTTTTGCCTATGGTCTCGATATACGTCTCT